CTATAGGAACTATATTATATTCTAAATTAAATCAAAGATTACCTGATAATAAATCAACAGATAGATTAGGATATGCAAAACCTTTATTTGCTAGTATAACTCAATATCCTGTAGTTAATGAAATAGTATATTTAGTAAAAGGTCCAAGTCCTAATTATTATGATAATAAAGAAATAATTTCATATTATTTACCAGCTGTAAAAGTACAAAATCACCCTTTACATAATGCATTTCCAAATTTAATCCAAAATAATAATATATCTTTATCCAATGAAGAAACAGAAGCGGGAGCAACTACGTCTGAAGATAAAGAATATACTATTAATTTAGGAACATATTTTAAAGAAATAGAAAAAATAAGACCCTTAAGACCCTATGAAGGAGATACTATTTTAGAAGGAAGATTTGGAAATTCTATAAGATTTGGGGCAACTACTTTTAATCAATTAAACGATATTAATAGGTGGAGTAATGAAGGAAATATAGGAGATCCTATAACAATAATAAGAAATGGTCAAAGAGAAGATGAAGATAAAGAATCTTTTGAACATATATTAGAAGATATAGATAATGATAATTCAAGTATATATTTATGTTCTAACCAACAATTAACAGATTTTACTCCATCATCAAGATATCAATTATCTTTTGGTGCTAATTTAGAGGCAATTACAAAAATAGAACCAATAATTCCTAATGATCCTTTACCTGTAGTAGTAGTAGAAGATATACCCCCAGTAACTCCACCCCCAGTTCCAGCAGAACCTGAAGAAATGCCCCCTGAAGAGGTACAAGATGATATAGCTGAATATGATGATGCACTTTCAGATAATCAAGCTGTTTTTCCAGGAGATGAAATATTTTTAGATGCTTTCCAATATCAAAATAATACTGGAATAGATGTAGAGAGACAATTAGGACCTGTTACTAATGCTCCACCACCAATACATCCCGATGCATTAGAAGTAGTAACAAAAGAACAATTTCCATCAGGATTACAAGATGGTCCGATAGGTGATTTAGCACCTTATGCCTTTTATACCTATAAACATGGTCCATTTAATAGAATAGAATGGAAAAATAAAGAAATGACAATAATATATTCACACCCAAAAAGTGCAGGTAGTGTCTCAGAAGTACTTAAAGAAGCTAAAATTGCACTTGCAACACAAAATGGAATTAAATTCCCTAACATATAATGGCTTTTAAAGTAAAATCATATATAGTAAGTAAAACAGCAGACGATAAAGATATAAATAATTTTCCTGGTGCTGATGTGGGAGAAAATGAAAAATTAACAGCAGAATATATTATAGGTAATTTAGAAAACTTACATAATAAATGTATTCAACCTATTATGAATCATTTTAATACTTTACCAAATAGTAGTGGTAATTCTATAGGAGTAACTTCAGTTTATAGATGTAAAAAATTAAATGCAGCAGTAGGAGGTGTAGAAAATTCTCAACACATACATGGAATGGCAGCTGATTTAATTTACACTGAAGGAAAATCAGAAGAGATATTTAATTGGGCATTAGCTAAATTACCTGCCTTCCATCAATTAATTTGGGAATTTCCTGAAAAAGGAGAATTTAGTAGTGGAAATCTTAATTCATCATGGATTCATATATCTTATAATCAAGATAATAATCCTAAAATAGTATCCTTAGCATCTAACGTAGAAAATCTTCATGAATGGTATGGAAAAGAGGTTGAAGGAGCAGAAAGAAGAGGAATATACACCCACGGAATAGATAAAGCAGAAATGGAAGCTTCAGATTCTTTTCTAACAGACGACATATAATATGACATATATACCAGAAGCCCCAGGCACATATCAAGGAAATCAAGTAGTAATAAATTCAGACAGATTATTATTTAATGCTAAAACAGACAGTGTTTTATTATTTGCTAATGAAGCCATAGGTTTTAGTACAAATGGTAGTTTTCATTTTGATACAAGCCCAAATGAAAAAAGTAAATTTGTAGTAAATTCACCTAAAATTTATTTAGGTTTAGAATATGATGATACACTTCCTACACAACCAGCAGTATTAGGAGAAGAATTAAAAGCAATTCTAACAGAAATGTTAGATGTAATAGAAGAAATAACAGATAAAATTTGCGTAAATGTAGCATATACAATAGCTGAAGGACCCTTAACGGGAATGAATCCTAAAAATTTTTCAACTTTTAATGATATAAGAGCAAACATAGAAGAACTAAAAATAGATTTAGATGATATGATGAGTACAAACACAAAACTAGTATAAAATGTCTACAGAATCAGTAAGAAATGAAATAGGTAATATAGTACAAAAAGCTATTACTAAAGCTAAGAGTGAAATTAAATCTCAAGGTAAAAAACAAATAATAAAACTTAAACAACAAATACCTTCACCACAAGAAGTTGTAGATCAATTAAAATCAGAAATATCATTAGATAGCTGTACTGGTAAGGGAAAAGAAGAATTTGAAGAAAAAATAAAACAAATACAAGATAAAATAGATAAATTTCAAAAAATCTTAGATAAGGGTGTAGATAAATTAGAGGGAGTTGATGAAAAATTAAGAAAAATAACAGACCCATCAGGACTTTTAGCTAAAATAGCAGCATTAGCAGAAGTTTTAAATCCTATAATTGCAATATTAGGAATAGCAGTAACTATAGCTAAAATATTAATAAAAATAGCAGGTCACATCCCCCTTCCTCCTAATGGAGCAGGAGTACCTCCAGGACCCCTTATAATGGCTGAAGCTATAGCAGATGTAGCTTTTGATACAATAGCAGGATTATCAGCTTTAATATTAAGTTTAGGACTTATAGTTCAAATGTATGTAAATAAAATAAATAAAATATTAAATCTTATACAAATTCCTTTAGCAGGGTTAAAAAAATTAAAGGCTATGATAGATAAACTAGCAGCCCTTTTATTATATTTAAAATTAGAACATGAAGCAGCATGTGAAGAATTATTAAGTTCTGGAGGAGCAACAGGTACTGGAATAGGAGATGGAACTGGAAATGATGGTAATGATGCTTGGGGTAATGGAGGATTAGGAGTTAATACAATAGATGGAAGTAATATAAATTCTTTAGCAGATGGTATGAGTCTTGAAGACTTAATAGCTAGTTCTGAAGCTTTATATAATAATTTAATAGCTACTTTACAACTTCAAGGAAATACAAGAGCTTTAGAAAAAATATCTAGAGTAGAACAAGAAACTAAAGAATGGGTAGTAAGATATAATATTAGTTTCAAAATAATCAATATTTAAAAAAAATTTATATTTATAACAAACAACAAACAAACATGAAAGCAAAAACCTTTGAAAATCTAATTAGAAAAGTAGTTAGAGAAGAAATCGATTATGCGTTACGTAGAGAAATTAAAACACTTAAAGAAGATTTACGTGATGAATTAAAACCAACTATTGTAGAACATAAAGAAATAACAACAGAAGTTCCTGAAGTAGCAAAACATTCTTTAAGAGAAAAAATAATGGGAACTGCACCTATAAAACAACATAAAACTAAAAACTTTACATCTAATAGTGCACTAAATGATTTATTAAATGAAACAGCACAAGGAGATACAAATACTCAAACAGCTAATTCTCCTGTAAGTTTAGCTCAACCTTTTGCCTCAGGAGCTCCAATGCCTATGGAAACAACCGGAATGCCCGAAGAAGTAGCAAAAGCAGTAACAAGAGATTATAGTGATTTAATGAAAGCAATAAACAAGAAAAAACAAAACTAATAAATGCCTCAAATAACAGGAATAAAAAGAAGCCCATTAGATCTTAATAAAAATGTTAAGATAGGGGTAGCTTTTCCTTTAGATGAAACAAACGTTTTTGCTAGTACAGAAACTCTTATAGATCAAGCAAAATCAAATCTTATAAACTTATTACTAACAGCTCCTGGAGAAAGAGTAAATTTACCTTTATTTGGAGTAGGATTAAAACAATTATTATTTGAACAACAAATAGATTTAGTAGCATTAAGAGAAAAAATAATCAAACAAGCAGCATTTTATGTTCCAAATATACAAGTTTTTGATGTAAGAACATCATTATCAGAAAATGAATTAGTATTATTTGTATCAGTAACATATAAATCTTTATTAGATAATACAGTAGACGCAGTACAATTAAATTTTAATCAATAATGGCATATTCAAAAGTATCAAATAAAAATCAAGATAAAGATGTAAAATATTTAAATAAGGATTTTAATTCTTATAAAAATAAATTAAT